GTATTTGCTGTAAGATTTGCGCCAACTGATAATGCTCTCATTTTGCTTTTGCCTTGTTCCTTGCGGATATAGCTTGAGCTTTTGCCTTTGCGTCAGCCTTTGAGGTTGCACCCCATGCCTTAAGCGAAAGAAGCAGTCTTGTTGGTTCACCATCCTTGTACTCTGCACCGCTGTTACCAGTCATACGAGCCAAGAAACTTGCCCTGCGAGGGTTATCCCCCGACTTTACTGGAGGCTTCAAATTGCCACCAGTTTCTTGATTATAAGATGATCTCCCCTTGGCATTCAAGCCGCCTTTTGGATTTTGACCAGCTTTTGTTTGCCAAGTGGGTGTTTTCATCTACTTCACCTTTTTAGGTTTCTTTGCAGTCTTTGCCGCTTGTTTAAAGTCAGCAGCAGTAGGTGCAGCTTTAGACCCCACCTTGTTCATCTTTTCACCAGAACCCGCTTTGATACGAGCCTGTTTTGCATGAATATTTGAATACAAACCAGTTTTCATTTCATCTTCTTTTTAGGCTTAGACATTCCTGCTTCAGATAAAGCAATGGCAACTGCTTGTTTCTGAGACTTCACAACCTTGCCAGTTTTAGAACCAGAGTGCAATTCACCCTTGCCATACTCAGTCATAACCTTGCTGATCTTCTTTTGGGCTTTGGTTTTCATGTTAGTACATAACCTTTGCAGTAATTGTTCCTGTTACATAAACTGTGCAATTTGCTCGTAAGTACGTTGGTGCATTTTGGACAGTAACGATGCCATTAGCAGTCAATGCAGTACCCAAAGTTGACCAGTTTGTTCCATCAAGGCTGCCTTGCAATACAACAGTAGCTGATGTAATACCAGAAACTTGTAGGAATGCTGGTTGACCTGAATCAACCTGAACGGCTGTTGATGCACCAGTTGCACCAACTGCATTTAGAAGCGTGATAGGTGACGTTAAAGATGCCATTATTTACCTCGTGAAGATTTTTTCATAAAGTTAGCGGCAGTTCTGCCACCACGAGTAGGCATACCCTTGGGTTTGCCAACTGCAACCATGATTGCTATGGGGATGCCTTTTTTAGGGGCGTTAGCAGGAGTTTTGGGTTTAGTTGTCTTCATATCAGTCCTTTTTGATTGAACCACCAGATTTCCAAGCATCACAAGTGCGGAGTGCTGCACAAGTAAAGTGAAACAATTCGCAGAATCCTAGATCAGCAGCTTCAATAAACTGTTCATCATAGTCAAGCTCATTAGGTGAGCTTTTACCCTTTTCTAATCCATCTTTGATGCACTGCATCATTGTTGGTGTCTGGATAAATGCCGCACAGTTTCCACAACGCATGGTTTTGACAACATCAGTGGGTGCGTTGTACATCTTGGCTTTCTTCAACCAAAACGCTTCATTTGGTTCAAGTGGGTTTGGCGCACCATAGCCAAAGTTCTTGAAAGCATTATTGCGGTTCTTTAGGTTGAGAGTCACATCCTGAGTAGGAAGTGGGCAAACCTTGCCTGATAAGAGTCCTTCTTTCATTTCCACAACTTATCAGCAATAAAGGTAATTACACCACCCATGATTGAGGCAATAGTCATCCCCATCCAAAATCCACCTTTGCCTTTGTTTGCTAGTTCAAGTAAGGCTTTTACATCGGTACTCAATTGAGTTACCTGACCATGTAGAGCCTCAACTTGAGCCTCTAATCGACCAAAATCACGAGCATCTATCTCAGACATTTGCTACCTTTCGGGGTCTTCCCATACGCTTAAATGTTGGAATCACAGGCGCAAATGCGGTATCTGTTCTAGTCTCTGATTCTACAGATTCTATGGTTACTTCTGCCTCATCTATCCTTACATATCCTTGATGACCCTTCATGGAGTCAATATCATGCTGATATGTGAAAGTTACAGTGTTACCTGATTGAAGACAGCGAAAAGTAGCCATAAAACCCTTTAAATGAGAAAGGGGGGACTAGCCCCCCGTTCTTTACACAGTGCGAACAACCACACATTTAACTGTTGTGGATGCCAAATCCAATGTGCCACCTGACTCGTTTTGAAAACGAATAGAGACTACATCAGCCGCTGACACATAAGGCGTAATACTGATGCCAGAAACATCAACACCCATGCTTACATTCATCACAATATCGCCCAACTTAACTCCAGAAACGGCTATTGTGTTTGTCTCGCCAACACCATCTGCTAAAGAAGATGCGTTGAGAGTTGCTGAAACAGACCAAGTATCAGAGAATAAACCCCGAAATTGATCGTTTCCACGGCGTGAAACTACTGCTGTTGCTGCTGCCATTTTGATTTCTCCTAATTAGGTTAAAAAAGTCCCCCCACCACTAGGGCAGGGGGCGCAACTGCAATTAGGCAGGAACCAAGAGAGCGAACATAGATGCAGATTTAGCTGCACCAGTGCTTGCTGCGGCACGGAGAATCTGAACGCCATACAGAGTGTCAGATGTGAACAGATTAGCAAGATACTCTTGCTTGTACTGAACTTGTGAACGCAGAGCAACTTGCTCAACCAGCACCATTGAATCACGGTGTCCCATCAAACAAACTCGTGCGCCAGCAGAACCTGATGCAGTATCAGTGTTGCTTGAGACAAACACAGGGATGCCGTACAGGTTACCGATCTCACCAGTGCGGATAGTACTGTTTGTACCACCAACAAAGGCTTGTTCAGTGTAACGAGCCAGACCCATCAATGTGTTACGGCTTGAGGGAGGAATCAAGAAGAAACGCTGATCCATTGGCGTATCAGTGTCATCAAGACGCTGAATAGTGCGGCGAATAGCGGCATCGGTCAATGCTGACTCATTGTTGCTTGCGGCAACATAAGCAGTAGTACCATCTCCACCGATAAAAGCACCCGTTGCGTACACGTTTGTACCAGCACCGCCGTTGGTTGAACGACCCAACTGAACCAAGTCAGTATCAACTTGTTTAGCAAGTGCGTAGCCAGCGTCTGAGGTGTAGAAGTTACGCAAGCTGTTCAGGGCTTGGGCTTCGACAATATCCTCAATCAAACGTGAATATTCATAATGCTTGTTGATAGACACTTGAACTTCAGACTCTGTTGCAGCAATCAAAGTGACTGCTGTTTCAGCCGCTTTTGCAGAAGCAGAACCGCGTGTAGGTGCAGGAATATGTACGACATCGCCCTTCTTTCCCTTAAACGACATCTTCATAACGAGGTTTGCGAGAACCAAGTTTTTCTTGTAGGCAGCTACGATTTCATCTGACCAAATTTCAGGAATGAACGTTGCGCCTGTTGTGGTAGTAACTGAGTTACTGGGGGAAAATGCTGTTGCCATGTTAAATCTCCAAAAAACGATAAGTTAAATTATCTAACCCTGCCGTCTTGATACGCTTGCATGATTTCTCCGCTTAACGCCTCATAACGATCTGGGTCAGTCATCTTCAGCCGAATTAGATCAGCCCTTCGATAGACTCTTTTTCCAGACTCCCCACTTCCACCTACATCAACACCCGCTGCTTTAAGGCTAGACTTGCGCTGAGTTTCCCCTGCATCTGTAGTCTGTCTTGTCTTAACGCCACGCAACTGTTTATAGGTACTCAACAATTCGTTTGCACTGTCGTAATCAAACTCACCATCAGCTTTTGCATACAAACCAAGTCGAACAGGTGAAGATTTCACCCAATTCACAAAGTCTGCATCTTGAGCAATCTGACCAAAATCAGGATGTTCTTGCGCTAGCTTTTGCTGAATCTGCATCTTCCTGAAATCTTGACCAGCTTGTCTAGCAGCAAGTACATCGGGATGGTTATCAACAGTCCTTCGAACTGCCTCTTGTGGATTCTCGAAAAAATCTACTTCAGGCTCTTTCTCAATAGGTTGCTGTTTAGAGGAGAGATTTTGCTTGATAAGTTCATCTGCCAGCTTTCGCACTTCCCCAACTTCCTGCGCTTGCTTTCCAATCAGCTTCTCAGCTTCTTGGTGCATTTTGACCACTTCTTCTAGAGATTTCTGCCTGTATTTCTCAGGCATCTCAGTTAGTGGTGCTACTTCAGGTAGTTGCTTCTTTTGCTCGACTACATCTAACTCACTTAGCGACTCATCTTCATTGTCAATCAACATATTTTTACCTTTTTCCTGCCGTTATCGGTTCTAGGACATTCAACTCGACATTTCTGTTTATGAGTTGTGCTTTT